AAATGCGCTACCCATCATTCCAGCCCCGTTGATGATGCCGCCATACGTCGATAGCTTATTGTTGCCGGTAAGAACCCCAACCCCCTGCAATGCGCCGCCGACCAGCGACGCACCAGCAGACAACGTGCCGAGTACAGATGTCGCACCAGCCACGCCCCCGATCATGCCTAGCCCGCCCAACCCGGAAGCGATGCCTCCTCCGGCCATCATCAGTCCGCCGACTTGCTTGGCCTCCTTGATGCCTAGCACAGAGCCTGCTGCCATCACTCCAGCGCCGACCGTGGCGACCGCCGCCGCAGTCGCTGCAAACCCCGTCGCCGCCGCGATCAAGGAAACCTCGCAATACATCGAATAACCGTCATCAGTAATTCGTCCGCGCTTTTTAGAAAAATCTTTCATTGCATCACCTCGCTCTCTTCTCGATTGCATCAAATGCCTTGTCAGGGTCGGTTTCGTCCGTCCTGAACACCGCCGCCCATACCGTCTCCTCGTGCGCATAGCCAGCGCGCTTCATTCCGGGGGGGGATACGAAAGTCTGCGGGCCGCAGATACGCTTAAGCCCGACCTCAGTCAATACCGTCATATCTCCGCGCAGCAAGAAATGGATATGCGCCTCGCTATAGATCGAGCCGGTACAGAATGCCCCTGCCGGGATGGTGATTTCTCGGTAATAGATGCCGTTGTTGATGTAGTGATTCAGCGGAATCTCGACTTGCGGCTGCGCCAGCAAGAAGTCCTCCATGCGCAGAATCTTATCGCGGATCGGCTCGATTGCGCAGCTTTCGTACTGAGCCATCAGTTCGTCCAATGTATCGGCCTGACCGAACGAACCCTCTACCGCTCCATACGGCGCAGCCATTAAGTCGATCAGCCACTGCTGGCGCTCACCAGCTTGCGGAACTGCCATCATATCGTTCATGGCTACACCTTGAAGTTTAGGACCGGGGTCAGGTTAAGGTTGGCGATAGCCCCATCCAACGTCAATCCTGACTTGAGCAGAGCTATCTGCTGATCTGTCGAAGCCTTCTTGGTCGCCGCGTCCATCGTTGTGCTCTGCTGAATATTGTTGATCGCTGACATCGTTTGGTTGAACAACTGCCCAGCACTAGCGTTTGCCTGCATCTCGTTCTGGTATGTTGCTTGAATATCGGCAAGCTGGACTTTGTTGGCTGCATCGAGCTGACTGATGATCGCCAGATTCTGCTGGCTGGTATTGAACTTTGATGTGTCGGCGGAGAGCTGTGCGCCGGTAGTGGCCATCGCGTTGGTCTGCTGCGCGCCGAACTGGCTGGACTGATTCGTCATGTCAGCATTGGCGAGGTCAGTAGTCCGGTATGCCGCAGCATCGGCCTGTGCCATCGGCAGCGCGGCATCAAGCATAGCCCCCTCCGCAGCACCGACTGCGATGCTAGAGTCCTTTAGGCCGCGCGCATTCATTGCCTGATTGGCGCGCGATGCCGCCTGCTGCATCAGTGGCCCGTTCGCATTGACGATTCCCTGAACCTGCCCCTGAACGGTATCTGTCGGCTGGTTGATCGAAATTTGCGACGGGTTATATGTCGTTGCTGAAGGCATGACAGATGCCGGGGCTTGTGCGACATTCACGGATGTTTTCGCTGTAGGGAGCGCCTTGACCTGTGCGGTAGTTGGCACTTGAGAAGATGCGACAGGTTGCGCAGCAATTAGACCGCCAGTAGTGATAGCCATTCGTACCTCTCGTTTGAAAAGTTGTTGTGTCGTTGCGTCGCTTAGTTGACCAGATTATTGCCGACCACAGTGTTGACTGCGCTGGCATCGAACGAATAATAATTGGCCGAACTGTAGTTCGCACTAGCCACCACATTGTTAGTCATGGCGATCCAATTTGACGTAACAGATTCTGCGAATCTGCCGTCCCCGCTCGTGGCGTCCCCCATCACGTTCCCGTTGATGGACACATAGGTGCAGGTGTCTAGTGAGATTGTCGGCAGAGTACCACCGAAAGACGTTGACGAATTGGCGGCAAGGGTATTGCCTACGATGTTCAGATTCAAGCAGCTTGTCGCGCTCACGAACTGCCTGAACGATGCGGCAGAATTGCCAGATACCGTTGCTCGGTTGCACACATTCAGCACCAGAAGGCTGAACAGCCTGAACTGCGAGAACGAATTCCCGACAAAGGACAACTCGTTTACATAACTCAAATAAACGCAATTCTCAACCGCGCCAGTGCCGAAGATTGGGTCGAATTTGTTACCATTAACAACGAGTCCGCGCAATGCGTTGGTCGTCGTGACTCCCGGAACGACATATAGGCACGGCCCGTAAGAGTAGTAGTTGTTCGCGCCGATGGTGGTCTGGTGCGAGATGATATTGCCGGAGATTACCGAACCCTTCTGGACGCTATCGTCTACCGCCCCATCAAACTGGTAATGGATGCCGACGAAGTCGTTCCTGAACCCGGCGACTGTTGACGTATCACCCATCACGGAGATGTTGTTCCCGGTGACGGTATGGCCTATCGAATTTTGTAGATAGATCCCGCAGGTTTTAATTGATAAGGCGCCAAATGTAACCTCTGATCCATAGGTGAACTGCGTCATGCCCGTCATGGTGTTAATGATATTGTCGGCAATCACGACGCCGTAGCTGCGCCCCGGCGATTCGCCAAGCCGCGCGACGATACCGGCCTTGCAGCAAATGGCTGTATTCCCGACAACCTTGGTATAATTCGAGTCGTTCTTTACGTCGATGCCGTAATACATTCCGTAAACGGTGTTCCCTTGTAGGGTGGCGTGTCGCTGACCAGAGTCGGCCCCCATGCCTTGCGCGATGTTGAATATCAGTGTCCTTGTCGCATCTCCCTTGACGTAATTGTACGCTTGGCAGTTGATGATCTTGTTTCGATTCCCAGAACCGTATAGGAAGATGTCGCCATCTCCGCAAGACACGTAAGTGGTACAGCTCTCGATAACATTTTCGCTTCCCGAATAGCAGCCGAAGTGCGTACCGGAGAATGCGTAATAGGTCGTGTCTTGTTCAGAGATGCACTTGTCTATGCGGCAATCGGTGCAGGAATAAAGCTGCGCACCGGCCCTCATAGAGAGCGACCTAATATCGCGTATTCTTGAGCTTGTGCAACTCTTCATCGCAACCGCTGCGCCGTTGTATAGGTGCTTAGCCGTCTTCACGCCAGTGCCGACGAAGTACCCATCGGAGATAGATACACGGGTCGTCGCGTTGCACAAAAAAGCCGTGCAGTACCCGGCCTCGTCCTGCGGGACGGTAAAGGATGCTCCGCAAAGGTCAATGTCAATCGGCGCGGTGATGAGGACAGCGTAATAGCTCTGATTTACGCCATCATATGAGAGTATCCCGCCCTGCCGAGATAGCAGGTACGTCTTCGACCCGTCGAACACCAACTTTCCGCCGACGGATTGAACGTAAGTCACTGCGGCCTGAATCGCAACGGTGTCATCGGTAACGCCGTCTCCGACAGCGCCGAAGTCACCGACGCTCACTCGCTCTTGCAGCTTTGCAAGCATCGTTCGGACGACTGCGCCAACACCTGCTTGCAGAAACGTCAGCCCAACAGAGACGGCAGTTTTAAGATTTGCCCACGTCAGCTTGGCTAATCCAAACGCGGCGGCACTGTCACTGAGCGGAAGCTCGTCCGCGTCAACCGGCGTGACTTTGCTAGGTGCGGCGTTGATTAGAGCGGCAACACTAGCGCCAGTCTCGTCACCGGTATTCGTTCCAGAACTTGAGCCTGTATGCGTACCACTCACTGAGGCGCTGGCCGTGGCGGTCAGTGTTGCGCCGTCCGCGATGGTCAGCGTTGCGCTGGTTGCAGGCTCGGTGATCGTGACTTTACTGACATCGAGCGCAGTTCCGCCAGTATTAACGCGCACTGTCTTTCCGCCATTCCCGGTAATCACTGGCATCTTGTCGAAGCCGCCCTGAACCGAGTTGAATTCAGCGCCGATCTCCTGCGCGTCGCCCGGCGTTCCATTCTGCGGAACGGATCCATGATTGTAAAAATTGTTTGCCATATCTGCTCCTAGCGCAACGCTCTGCGCGGCAAGTAGTGAATGATTGCGGTGTTTAACGTGAACGGCTGGAAGTAGTTGCCGTCACTGTAAAAGGCTAGCGCGACGTTCTCGGCAGTCCCATCCATAGCACATTCGGATGGAAGCAGGGAGCGTCCGCCCCAATAGAAATTCCCCCATGTGAAACTGCCCCAATACGGGACGTTGAAGTTTGTCCCGTATGTCGTATTTTGAGGCTGCGCAATTTCAGCAGAGTCGTATCCCAAGCTGTAGCCGAATCTGAACTCTGCATAGCTACCGCCTTGAACTTCAACGGCGGCTTTTCGGTACGACTTCAATACACGCGAATTCCCACTCGCGGCATAATTTAGGGTCATGTACGCATAGATGTTTGAGCCATCGAATGATGTACCCTTGTCTATTTGGTACACGAACCCGTCAGCGCCGCCGAAGAATGAAGCCTCTGTTCCGTCAGAGAACTTGTCCTCAATCGAGCAATACGGGATGTGCCTGAAGAACACTGGCATCGAGCCGACCCACTGTCCGTTTACGATGGTTATGTAGAGGCCAAACCCATCACTAAAGAACAGCCTGTACTGGCCTTTACTGCGATTGAGCGACGAGCAGCTTAGTCTAGTGCGGCGAGCGTCGATGAAAGGGCGGATGTTGTGCGTCAGCGTGGCCTGATCGAAGTTGCCGTAGTTGAGCGATGTCTGCAACATCAGCGCGCCACGATCGTCCATTGCCAGCGTCTGCGCCATGTTCTGCACGCTGTAGTCGATCGCTCCTGTGCCGGTGTTGTATCGCACAAGGTTGAAGTCTGAAACAGAAGTGCCGTACAGAATGGATGTATTGCTACGTCCGAAAATGAACAGCGCGGCGGAAGTCTGCGATCCGGGCGCAGAAATCATCCCAGTCACTGTATCACCCATGGCAAACTCAGCCGCGCCGTTGATCGTCGTGTAACAGAACGGCCACCCCGGAGCAGACTTGACCACGGACGTTTGAACCGCAAGGAATAGCGCCCCCTTGTGTGCGTAGATATGCTTTGGCTTGTCGTCTACCCCAAGGCCGGTCGAGATCGGCGATAGAATAGTTCCGTCGAACTCCCAAGCTCGGTTTGCTCCGTCGCAGCCGTACACCCTGAACGTACCAAGCCCGCCCGAGAAGTTCTCCTTCACCGTCTCGAACTTCCCTCCAGTTGCCAAGGCTATCGCCGTCTGCACCCCGGACAGCGTGACTGTCGTGGTCGCGCCTGCCGTAGCCGCCCCGGCTGCGAAGTTCCCCCCTGCCGGGGCTGTAATGACAAATCGCCCGGTAGCCGTACCAGCCGCCCATGCGCCAGTTGAGACGTTAAAGTTTGACTCGGTACAGACTCGCTTTATCGTTGCCGTTACTCCGCCCTGCGTCAGCGTATCGCCCTCTGCCGGAGCATTCGTTCCCGCAGTAAAGCTCACCTCGTAGAAGTACGGCACATTCACCCAGCCAGCCGCAGATGACTTGTAGAGATCGACCGCCGTTGCCCCCGCGTTGTCGCGGAAGGCATAGATGATGTCGTTGAATATGAACACGCCGCGCACAGGGCCAGAGCCGGGGACTGCTGCGATGTCAGCGCGATAGGTGTCTGCCGCCAGCGCCGCGTGAAGTGCATTTTCCTGCGCACTGATCGGGCCGGTCGAGGCTGTAACAGTTCCTATGTTGGTAGCCCCGACCATCGCCATCTCGCCTAGCGTAAAGGTCAATGACTGCTTGGTGATGACAAGATAGCCGTTCTCTATGGAGCATATTACGCCGGTTGCGCCGGAGGTTGCTCCTGTCAGCGTGTCGCCAAGAACTGGCGTGGCTAGTCTATTTGCGATGAACACCATTGTATTGGTGGCCGCACTAGGCGATGGCCGCCCGTTATAGCGCTCATACCCTTGGATTCGGGTATATCCACCATAGACAGAGCATTCGAAGTTGCTGGCTATCTTGCATACGCCGGGCTTCAGCGACAAGGTTGGCGTTACCTGATCCAGTCCACCCGAAAGCGAGATGGCATCAAAACGGGCCTGCGGCAGACTAATCATGCGAGAGTGCCTCCCCACAGCATGTCCGGCAACCTGTCCGAAGTCATGCGCAGCATCAGCTTGGCGAATTCAATCTCGCCGCGCTGATATACCTCGGTTGCACCGTAGTACGCGCCATAGTGCATCATGGCGCGGTACACGATGGCCAGATGGTATTGCGTCGGCAGCACTGGGATATTCGCGTCGGCGCTCATCTCGGTGGGGATCTTGTAGTAGTCACCAACGATGGAGTAGCCAGCCGCAGTTATCGGGCCGAACCCCAGAGAGTTATTGGGCGCAACCGTCACGATGGTCGGACGGCTGGTCGTTGACCGTAGCGCTCCAATCAGGAAGCTATCGCGCCACAGGTCATACGGCATGTAGGTCAGCGGCGTTTCAGAGCCGATGCCTGCCGCCGTGTCGTACACCCGGAACGAATCTCTGTCCCACATGCCGAAATCTGTCAGCGACAGATCGGTCGTGGGCGCGTAGGTTTGCTGCCCAGCCACCGTGGCGAACGGGGTAAGCGAAGTACGCAACCAGTCCCAGTCGCGGTGCGCAGACTGAATGTCCAGCCAAGCCGCATTTGTCCAGTTGACCAGCCGTTCCATGTCGCCGGTCTGGCTGACTACGGTGGTTGGCCCAGTTCCAGATACGCCACACTCCGAGCGCAGACGCTGAACCAGTTGCAGGAATGTCATGGCTTACAGTTCCGCACGGATGCGCCGCATCCACTCCATGCCCTTGCCCTGCGCCGGATCGCGCAAGATGCTCATCGGATACTTCGCGCGAGTGTTGCGAATGATGCGGTTATTGATGATCTTCGCACCAATGTCTTCGTGTTCTGTGCGCACCGAAACGGGCTTGGAGCGCATCAGCACTTCGACAAACTTGCGCTTCAGGCTGACGTTCTGTCCGACCATGATCCAGACTGTTTCGCCATTAACGGACACGTCGATGACCATGGGCGCATTCTCTTCAGAAGAAGGCTCAAGCAGAATCTCCAGCACGTCCTCGTTGAACTTCAGCGCATCGACATAGTTGCGATCAAGTGCCGTTGCATCGGCTGGCACGAGCACCTCGCTCTGGCGGTTAAGTGCGCCCGAGTCTGGAATATGGATTGCCGCTGGCTGTGCCAGATCAAAATCTTCTGTATGCACTCCGCCCCTTGGGGTGACTGGGTTGTTCCTAGCTGTTCTCATTGATGCACCTCGTATAGGTTGAAACGAAAAGGCCCGACATCTCTGCCGGGCCTAGCTTGCTGCGCTTGCTTCTTGGTTAGACCAGTTGATCCGGCATACCCAGCGCAAAGTCGGTACGGGCATAGGTGATGCCGGTAACAGCCGCTTGGTTGCTAGTACCCTGTATCCAGCCAGTCACCGCATCGGCGGTCGCCCCGGCCAGAATGGTCAGAGCGCCGAACGGGCAGAAGTCATCCGGCAGAGCGGGCAGTTGCGGCTTTTGCTTCCACGCATAGGTACTGGAAATGTCCAAGGCAATGACCTCACCTTGAGCGCACAGCAGCGTACCAGCCGCATTGTAGCCGTACACGAACACCGAGCCGAAGCCAGCCTTGACTCCGAGAAAGCCTACGCCAGTATTGGCGTCGGTCGTCGGAGTGGCTTGGTTTGTCAGCGCCGCATGGCTATACGCCATGCCACGGATGGCGAAAGGCAGCGTGCCAGTGGTGGAAATGGTTGAGGTAGTACCGGCAGCCAGAGTTGCTTTGCCAAGTGCGCCGGTCAGCGAGGTTTGTTGAAGACGATCCATAGTTGATTCTCCTTAAGCAGTGAGTACGGTGGGGTCGAACGGGCCTGTGCAATTCACATAGACGGCGTTCGGGATAACGGTGGCATCATCGAGTGCGGTTGTTCCGCCCACGAAGTTGCCCGTCCCGGTTGGGTTGATGATGACGAAGCCCAGCAGCGCCTTGCCTTCCGGGATAACCGGGAAAACAACGGCTGGCAAAGTCGCAGCACCTACGCCCATTGCGCTCGTACCAGTACCTGCCGCATCTACGAAAAAGGCATAGACGTTGAAGGTGGCGTTGAGCACAGTGCCGGATAGTGCGGCTTGGTCAGTCGCAGCGCCGATTGACTGCAACTTGCCCTTGACGGACACGATGCAGGCCGCAGCCCCGGTCTTGACGATTGCAGAAGCCCCTGCCTTGATTGCCAGTCCAGCAGTGGTTAAGGCGTGGGTAGAAATGCGGTCGCCAATCGGGTCAAGCACCTTTTGCAGTGCGTAACTCGTCTGCGATGGCGCAATACTAGCCAGCCATTGACGGATAGTTCCGATCATGTTTTTTCTCCTTAAAAGACGAGGCCGCGATGGGCGGCCTCATTCACTGGTTACAGGAACTTAACGCCAACATTCCCGATTGCCGTCCACCCCGAGTTCTCCAGCATTGCCGCCTTGTACCAGATTGCACCGGCATAGCCGCGTTGACCCAGAGGATCAGACTTGTCCTTCTGATTTGGCGCGATGAAGGTGATGTCAATCGCGTCCTTGCCACGGATACTGATCTGCGAGAAGGCATCCTTTGCCAGCACGACGAACTGATACACGTCCATGCTTACGCCTGTGGTGGAGAAGGCAGAGCCAGTACCGGCCCAAGTGCCGATAGCCGCACCAGCGTCTTGAATGCTCGGCAAGTCAGGCGACAGCACGAATCGGAACTCTTCGCACTTACCGATCTCGTTCGGAACTGGCGTACCGGATGCGTATTTCTCGATAGGGGTAAAGTTCGGCAGATCGCGGATGTCTGCGGCCAAGTCGGTATGACCATATACGAAGAAGCCAGCGCCGACCGAATCCGTGCCGTAGAGGTTCGAAGCCTTCAGCAACGTAGTTACCGCCATGCCGTGATTGGCGCGCATCGAGCGTACCATCTTGCGGATCATGTTCAGCGAGATCGGGCCGTTCACCGTGGCGCGCGATGTGCCAGTACCGCCATAGAACTGGTTGGTGGATGCCTTCAGTTCACCGTAAATGACCTGCTCGTTGACCAGCGTAACGCGCTCGCCGATCTGTTCCTTCATGGCGCTAGGGGCGTCATCTTCGTACAGGTCGGTCATCTGGTCGGTCAGGCCGTACAGGCAAGAGTATTGTTTCATCACCACCGTTACATCCTGCGGCACGATGGACTCGGGGGCGCGGGTTACGCCTTCCGAAGTCTGGTGTGCTTGGATCAGCGCATTGGTGCGGTCAACCGTTGTTGCGTTCTGGAAGAACTGGTTGGGGTTGGCGGTGGTCGCGCCGTAGGGCAACCAGCGACGAGCGACATAAGTCTTGCTGGAATTCTTCGGCATCTTCTCTTGACGACCTGCGCGGCCAAGGGTTTCTTGCGGGATTGCATGGGACAAAATCCGGCCCTTGTACTTGTCGATACGCGCGGGAGTTAAGGCGTAGGTTTGCATAGCCATGGTGTTGCTCCTTTAAATGGAAAACCCGCACTAGGCGGGTCGATTGTCTTATCTGCCGTTGAATCCGGCGTTGAATGCGTCGTTGTCATCGGGCGGCGGCTCGTGGCCTCCATCTCCCTTTGGCGTGACGGCTTCTTCGAAACGATTGCGCCTTTCGGCTTTTTTCTTGAGCGATGCCTGATGCTCACCGAACTTATCAATAGCCCTCCCAATCACCACTGGATTCATGGTCGCGTTCAGGCGATCTTGATATTCCTGTGGCTGCGTTGAGAACCAGTCGATAAATTCCTTGCTGGCAGGCTTGCTCTCCAAGCTGTTGCCGACAATAGACTCCCATTGTGGATGAGTCTCGGTCAGCGTCTCCTTGGCGTTGTGTGCCGCCAGCTCTTGCCGGATGCTTGCAACCAAAGTCGGCGTGGCTTTTTCAAGCAGCGGCTGGATGGTGCTTTCGTCAAAGCCACCAGTGCCGCGCATCTTGCTTGCCACACGTTGCAGAGCCTTCAGTTGCGGGCCTACCAGCTCCGGGAACTCGTCGCGCAGCTCGGCAAAATCTTCCTCAGTGATTTCCACTGCGGATCCGGCTGGCGTCTGTTCCTGATACTGCTTCAGCACGCGCTCAAGCCCGCCCATCTTTCCGAATGCGGTGTCAAATTGCTTCCCTACCGTGGCCCTCAGCTCATCGACTGCGGCGGCGGCGGAACTCAACTTGCTGTATTCGTCTTCGGTGATTTGCCGGTACTTAGGCTGCTCTTGTTCCTGCTGGGCATCCTGCTCATGGCTGGATTCATGCGGTGTTGCGTCGTTCTGCTCCGGCGTTGCCGTGGGAGTGCCGGAATATCCGGCGTCGAAATCCGCGCTACCTTCGTCGTCCAGTACATCGTCCAGTACATCGCTCATTACTTGCTCCTGTAAAACAAAAACCCGCTGGTGAGCGGGTCGGGTTTCATCCGGCGTTTCCGTGGGATGGGTTACTTATTGCCGTCGCGTGGGCGGCGAAGATGTAATTCGGCTGGATGCTGTTTGGTTGATCAGACCTGTCGTTGTGCCACACGACACAACATCCATGCGAATAACTACTTCGGTATTACGAAATCCTCTTTCTCCATACTCAACAGCTTGCGCAAGCGCATGATCTCTCCGCGCAGCAGCAACGATTGCTCATGCGTGATCTGCGGAGATTCCAGCTTGTTGCGCGCCGACTCCAGCTCTTCCTGCAAGTGCTTCTTCAGCTTGATCCAGAACGGCGTCTGCCTTTCGCCTTCAGTCAGCTTCATTTCAAGTTCTCAAGCTTGTACGCGGCTTTCAGATAAACCGCGGTCAGGTTATCCAGCAGGTTGCCGATAGCCCCCACTCCGCTGCTCAACAGATCGCGGTTTGTCTCCATCCAGTCAGCTTCTTCTCGGAGGAATGCGGCCATGTCCGTCTCTTTCCCGCCCTTGGTAGGCTCCGGGTCAATCAGCCCAAACATCCCTTGGTGCGCCTCTACAATCACATCCAGCGCCGGGATGATCTCTTCATACAGGTCACCTAGAGCGATGTGCTGCGCGTAGCTTGTGGTCTTCCAGTGCGCCTTGTGCGCCATGTCTCGGATTGCGAATGCGCGCGGGATAAGTTGTTCGATCATCAATACATCTCCGCGCCCATCATCAGGGCGTTAGCCGCCTTAATCGCGACCGCGCCAGCCAGAGCGGTCGCAAACAGCGCGGGTTTGTCTTTGTGCCAATTGATGAGCGTCTGCACGCTCACCCCGCTGATCTTTGCAAGCTCGGCAAGGCTTTTCAGCCCTGCCGCTTTGCATTGTTCGCTTGGGGTCATTGCTGGCTTAAGCGAAGCTCTTCTTCTGCGGCGTCCCAATCCGCGTACGCGGTCACCATTTCTTCGGTAGCGTCAAAAACTGCCTTGCGCGCAGCTTTCGCTTTCTCGGCATCAAATGTGCCGCGAGTCTTTGCAATTTCGGTTTCCTCAAAGAGTGCCATATTTGCATCACCAAGCGCATCCATTGCTGCCATTGCGCGGTTGTATGCTGCTGTTGTTTTTGCGTTTGTTTTCATGATCCAGCTCCTTTTGTTTACCCGGCATTTCATGCACCGTGTAAACATAATACTAAAACTGCTTTAGTTTGTCAAGCGTTTTAATAAAATAGTTTTAGCTTTGAGCGCGTGCGGCTAACCCGTCATTCCAGCGGAGTCCGCAAAAGCGCGGCCCCGCTGAATTCAGGCGATAGCAACATCATTGTCTGCGAACTTCAGCTCACTGAAGAACAGATCGCCGCAATCATCCTGCGCAACCACTTCCTTGTATGCCAAAAATGCCCTCATTTGCGCCCCTCTGCCAGCCGCCTTCTTTCGTTTTCAACATGATCGTTTTGCAGCGTTGCGACAGCAAGCATGAAAATATCATCCTCTGACTTGGCTTCAAAATGTCTTGCCTCGACACCAACCCGCATCATGCGTTCCTGTGCCGCGCTATCATTAAAATTAAGGCGCGGGAATTTGTTCGCTTTCGGATTTTGTTCGCAAAACTCGCGCAGCGCTCTATCGCTTGCGTTCACGAACTTCATCAATTTGCTCTGTTCCATTGCCATCCTTATTTCTGAAAGCTCTGCCCATCCGGCGCACGACCGGGCGGCTCAATCGGCGGCGTAGGCAAAGCGCTGGCTGGCGCACCAATTGCTGCCAGCTCCTTCGTGGTGCGCAGCTTCATTGCATCCCGCGCCAACTGCGTCTTGAGCGTGTCCAGCGTGATCTGGTGCTTATTGGCGTAGTCCAGCATAGCCAGTTCGCGCTTCAGTTGCAGCTCGGCAAAACGGCTTTCTGCCATCGACTGCGCATTATCGCGCAACTGCTGGACGTATGCAGAATCTCTATCGGTGTCCATGCGCATCTTCTCGACCGCCGCCTGAGAGCGCATCTGCTCCTTCTGCAATTCGGCGTTCGCCCGAATCTCGGCAGCCTCGACCTGCGGTGCTTTCGGCTGCGGCTGTTGCTGCATCGCCTGCTTCTTCTCGTCGTCAAGCTGCGCGTCCCTCGGGTCGATGCGCTTGGTCTTTAGCCACATCGCGTAGACCTTCTCGGGGTCTGCGCCGAAGGCTGGATTGAGACTCAATTGCAGAGCTTGAGTGATGGTCAGCTCTTGGATGGCCTTCTCGACCAGCGCAGACGTTCCGTGCGCGTTGATCTTGAAGTCGCCCTTTTCCTCAATTGGCACATCAGGGTCAAGCAGCAGCCACTCGTAGAACATCAGTACCAGCGGCTCGGTGATCGAGTCATCCAGCATCGCGCCACGCTCACGTAGGAACGATAGGGCGTTATTGTTTTGCAGCTCGGCCTGTCCGTATGTCTGCGGACTTGCGCCATCAGCATAGTTACCCTGCGTCACCAGCGGGATCGAACTGTGCTGCTCGGCCAGACTCAGCGCATACTGAATGATTGGCATCAGAGATGCCTGTACGTTCGGAATCTCGAAGATGTGGAATGCCTTGCGCACATCGTCCATCACTGCGTCAGCAGCCTTCCACCATATCTTGTTGCGGGTGATGGCCCATTGCTGGTCAGCCGGGACGACCAGCCCGCGATCCATTAGAATCTGCACCCCTGAAGATATACCGGCGTTCTCCAGCACGGCGCGTGTGGCTGCATTAACCATGCGCTGCGGCATAGATACCTGCTCACCCACCCCGACACCGGCCCAATGTCCAGCCCGGCGACTCCACGAAAATACATGGTACGGGAACTTGCCAGAGTCCAGCGGATTCATAATGCAGCGCACGATGGACTCGTTCACCAGCGTGACTATGGCATGAGCCTCATCCACATCTTCCGGCAGGCCATCTATTCCGCAAGCCTCAAGCTCTTCGCGCGTCAACATGCCGTAGAACTGCCACATCTCGTAGCGGCGACGCCGGGACTTCTCCTCTTGTTGTCCGTCTTCCCGATAGCACTTGCCCGGCCCTTCGATGAGCACCTTGTCTATCTGCGCGCCGCTCCAGCCCTTGCGCTTGGCTAACTCGCGCAGACGCTTACCGGAGATGTAATCGCGCTCGAATACATAGTCGCCGTCGTGGATGTTCTCGCCGCAAGCCGGATCAGGAAATAGATTCTGCGGATCAATGTGGCGCGTCACCGGGACGGTATTTTCCTCGATCACCAGCGAAATCACATCACCATCGCGGCTCACCGCCTGCGACTTGCTCTTGTCCGGGATCGGGCCTTTCAGCACGCCAACGCCAAGACGGGCAGAGTCGTGGATGACCTTGCGCAACTCAGCCGTATGGCGGCACTCTACCATCCAGTCGAAGATTCGCATCTCTGCCTTCTTCGCGGCATCGCGTGCCTGCTCAAGCATCTGAGCGATGATGGTCTTAGCCGGGACTTGTACAGGGTTGCCGCTCTGATCCATCGCAGCAACCGGCGTTTCGTCCTTCATTCGATTCACCAGATCAGGGATCGGTGTAGGATCAAACGCGAATGCCTTGTCGTCTATCGGTAGAGCGATCTCGGACAGCTTGGACGAGGCAAAATCAACGTAGCGGCTGGTGAGGCGGACGAATGCTGTTGAGCGCGTATCGTCCTGCTGCATGTCGCTGGTCGATACCGGGCCATCGATGGAACGAGACTTGGCCCACTTCGCGCCCTGGAACTCATGCCGATTCGCGTCGTCGATGCCGAGGTAAGCATCCTCGCACTTCTGCCAGATGTCCTCAATGCCAGATTCCTTGCGCGCCTGTACCGCCTCGTCACGCTTCTTGGCAATAATCAGGCTGATAGCATCCAGCCGCCCCTGCTGATCCTTCTCGGAGGCTTTGCGACGGATCGCCATCGCTTAGTCGCGCCCGTTCGGTTGCAGGAAGGTTGCCGTAACCGCGCCGGCCGCGGTGAACTGCACCGCCATTGCCCGCACCGGTACAACCTGCTGACCACCAAAGTTAGCCGTCTTGCCGGCGATGGTGCCGTGTGCGATCCATGCGGAACGGTCGTAGCTCACCACCACGCCAAAGTTGGGGGAACCTGAAACCACCGTACAGCCGATGCCAACATTGAACTCGCCGCCGCTGTTCAGGTCTGGCTGGAACCACGCGCCGCGCGAGCCAGCCGCCCAGCCGATGTCAAAAGTATCCGCGCCGATGGTGGCTGAAGGTGTCGCGCTGGTCAGTGTCTTGAAATACTTGGTCGATGTGACGGTTGCGGACGTGCCGGGGGCCGCAATTGTCTCTGTCTGCACGTTGCCGTTCTCGTCTGTGCCGACCAGCGCAATCGTCTTGGCAGAATGATCTGTGGCGGTATTGTTCAGCACCGTCACCAGATGGCCGAGTCCGTCAGATGTAGCCGTAGTTGCCATGGCAAACGTCGCACCCGTCACGCCAGCAGCAAAGCCTGCCGTCGCAGCAGCGGCGCTATCCATCACTTGTATGGTCGATTTCATTGTTCGGCTCCAAATAAAAAACCGCCCGGAGGCGGCGTTACAGCCCCATGCCGGGGACGGTTGTTCTGTAGGTCGGGATGTTCACTGTGTTCTGCGGCGTATGCACCTTGGCATAACGCTTCATCATCAGCCCGTAGCGCGAGGCAGAAATCAGGTCATCGAATTCCTTGATAACCTTCCCGTCCTTGCGGTGGTACAGTCGGAACTCATCGAACCATTCCGGAACAGTCGAGAATACCTTGAGGCGTCCTGTTTCCATGCGCTCAAGCATGTCCATCAGCCCAGCCTCTACGCCGTTCGTACCATCCTCGAAGGTCGCGCGCTCCGGCAGCATGTTCAGCCCTGCGGACTTGTACTGCCGCGCCAACTGCTCACCGGAACCCTTGTCGTGCTGCAAACCGTCATGCGGCCAAGCCACCGGCACCCATGCGCCCCACGGCTTGACCGCTGCGGAGACGATGGCCGGGATAGCCTCGCTCTTCTTGTACCCATGCGTCACATAAAATACATCGTTGTCACGATCCCATGCGCACCCAGCTACAGCGGTCGGGTGATCCCATCCGAAATCCAGCCCGTTGATGCGCGGCCAGAAGTTCGGAATCTGGAACGGAGATACCTTGATCGACTCTTCATCCACCGGGAAGATTGCCCCGCTGCCCAAGGTCGGGATACCCTTGGAGCGGGCATCGCGCAGGTGCACAGGCGTTGATGCCCGCAATTCTCTCTTGGTCGTCGCGGTCAAATGCGGGACATCATCCCAGCCCGCCATCACCAGGTATTTCGATTCGCTTATCTGCGGCATTATTTCGGCACCTTCCCGCCCGGCAGGAACGACAGCGCCGTGGGCGTCATCCCATCCAGCGGGGTAAACGTGATGTAGATCAGCCCGTCCGTGGTCGCGGTACGGATAAGGCACTCGCCGTATATCTCCAGCGGCGGCTCTTCGTCCAGCCAGATGCCATCCTGCTCGGTTCCCTCAAACGCGCCTCGCCCTTGCTGGTAACTCTTCAGCCCAAGCACCGACCAACCATCAAACTCGCCATTGGTGTAGTGCTTTACCTTGATCGTGTCGATCAGGTCTTGCACACCCTGCTTCCATGTGATGCTGCCGATGTCATCGCCCGGAACCAGCCCAGTACCGGAAACGCCCTTGCGCGGGCCGTCGAACTCGATGGCCCCGAACAGCTTGGCCTGCACGATGTCGCGCGTCGTCTCGTTGGTCTTGCCTGCGGCCCAAAACTTCACCGGAGCGTCGTAGATCGAACCTTCCCACCAGCCAGGATACCGTCCTGTCAGGTGTAAAGCTGTTTCATACCCGCCCGCGCCCTCTGTCTTGCCGATTCGATTGGCCGCCATGAAGCACCGCTCGCGGTACGTCGCGCCAACTCTGAAAAACTCCATGTGCTTCGGATACAGCTCGCGTCGGAGCGATCCGGTTTCAGGGTAATAGTCGAATAGCTTGCTTCGTTTTAACTTCAGCGCCGCCTCTTTTCGCAGCGCATCGCGCGCAGACTCGGGCAGGCTATCAAGCCAGCTCAAATCCATCAGTTCTTTGCACTCAATCGATCAACAATCGCAACCAACATCTCGCGTGGCAGCGCGTCAAGAGGGTTCACCTTCTGCTCGTTGTCCTTCTCGAACATGCCCAAGTGCTTCATGGCTTGCTCGCGCGCCCCCTGGCGTTGCGCCCACTTGTACTTGCGCACGAATACCGGAGCGTCCTGGCTGCCTAGCTGCTCGAACTCGACCGAGGCCAGCGCCATGCGTGTATCCTCGTCAAGCTCGGTGATGTCCTTGAGCTGACCTCCAGCAGCGTACAACTTTGCCGGATCGAACGTCAGCTCCTGCACGATGCTCTTGACCACCAAATCAGTCGTCAGCTCGTACTTTTTTGCCACAGATTTCGAGCGGTCAGCAATTGAACGCTGAATTTCAACATTCTTCAACAAGCGCCCACCTTGACTATACGCTGTCTTGGCGCTGTATCCGGCTGTCTTGGCGGCCTCTGTAGCATTACCACCATTGGCGATATATGCCTCAACAAAGTTTGCCTTACGCGCCTTTGCTGCATCCTGTGAGTTGCCTTGCTTTGACTTCTTCGCAGTCGGCTTCTTTGCCTTTGCGGTCACGCTGCTACCTCTTCATCCTCCACGATGTTCTCGCGGATGCTGGCCTTGATCTCGGCCAGCGTGATGTCCACGCCCTCCGGTGGTACGGTACCATCCGGCCCCATAGCTGGCATTTTCTTGTCAGGCTTCTTCTTGGCTACCATGATTAAACCTCTGAAAACCCTACGTCATTTTTGCCTTCGATGTGCCATATCCGCATCGTTCCGCCTTGATATGCAAAATCGTTTGCTGTTATTGATTCTCCGTACCGGTTGAATTCAGCAACAATCTCTTCGGTAGGACGCATTTTGCCGCCATCCCCCTTTACCCATTTACGCCATTGTTTGCTTGCAGCCGACTTCTTTGCCTTTGCGGTCACGCCGCTACCTCTTCATCCTCCACGATGTTCTCGCGGATGCTGGCCTTGATCTCAGCCAGGGTGATGTCCACACCCTCCGGTGGTACGGCATCATCCGGCAAGCCCAACAGGTACTCGGCGCGCTCTTGGACGGCCTTCACCATCCCGGCACGATCTTCATCCGAGATAGGCAGAGGTGCGAATACGCCCGTGTACTCCCCGGCATTCATGCCAATGAATTTCCCGTCCGGCGTCTCGAACTCATGGACGCTGATCTTCAGCTTCAGCACTTACTCGCCCTCGCGGGTGCGCACCAGCATGGGGGATGGCGCAGGCTTGCCGTACCCCTCGTTGAATGCCTCATCTCCTGTGCCTCCACCTTGGGCATACAGGTCTTTGGCCTTCGCCAGCGCGGCGTCGATGCTTTCCACGGGAATGCCTTCCTCGCCGCTCTCATCCGCATCTAGCGGGCCTGACTCTACGGTGATCTTGCCTTCTGCGCTCACGCAGATTTCAATGCAAAATCCACCTGGCGTATCAGCGCCATCGTCCATCCCTGCCATCCCTGCCATCATATTGCCGTCCATGCCTCACCCCTCGTTGATTACTTCATCACCAGATGCAGCACAGCCGCACCCAAAATTCCCATGATCCCAGTCACTCCAGCGAGTACCCAGCCGCGCACCATCTTTAGCGACTGCATCTCTGATTCGATGGCGGATATCTTCTCGCCATGCTTGTCGGCGATCTCCTTCTGTGCGTCTCTGCACATATGGCAATCAGATTCTTTTACGCGAGTATCTTCAAGCGCTTTGACTCGGATATTACTAAGCGAATCAATCTTGAGATCGCATTTTTCAATTGCGATAAATGCGCGAGTCACGCCTGCGCGCGTTTCCTCGTGGTGCGCCTCTAGCCTAGTCAGCGTATTTAGCGACTCGGCGATGCTCTCAACTGCGGCAGACACTCGCTCAAAGCCGCGCTCAAGATTGGTTACGCGGTGGTCGAGTACCGCATTGTTGTTGCATTCGTTCATCTTGCGCCGAGCCCCTTGACTGCCTGCGCCATCGCATCAGACTTATCCTTGCTTCCTTGGCTGCTCCCAAAAAAATAGCCAATCACCTGCTGCGCATTAGCGGCCATGTATCCGATCACCGTACCGACAAAGGTCGCCACCGCAGCCACCGTCCCGGCATCGACACCGCTCAATCCCTTAGTGAGCAATTGGTAGCACCCGTACAGTGCAAGCGCCGACAATAAGGCAAAGGCCAGCAGCACCACTACACCAAGCCAAAACACGCGCTCATTCTGGCCAAAGGTGTGCCGCGCATCTCCGGTATCTGCCACGAATACCTTTTCCTCGTCGATTTGCAATTTGCGCATCTCGATTTCCTGCGCCATCATTGCCTTGCGGTACTGCAACATTAGCTCGGGATTATCCTCCAGCGCCGTGATAGCCAGCTCGCCGGTAGGCGCGCCTGTAATGCCTTTGGCGATGTCGATGGCCGTCTGCGCTACCTGCTCTGCCTTATCGCTGCCGGTGATCCACTTAGCTATCTGCGGCACAAATTGCGCTAGCCCCATGGCGATTGTGATTGGATTCATCTCTGATGCCCAAGTAAAAAAGCCCGCATTAGCGGGCTTGGTGTGTTTTTTTGCGCTGCGACGAAACAAAACCGCAGCTTACAAAAAACGATGCTACAGCATAACCATCACAAATACAACTGCGATGTTGTTGAGTTTTTTTAGGCCTATGCTTGCAGTCAGGACGCGCAATTCTTCCAAATATTCCCTACCCTCTTGGAAGGTTTCAAGTTCGCTCTCTGTTATGGCTAGCCCGTAATCAGCTACCGTTTCAGGCTTTTTTAGCCGTCGCCACTTTTCTTCCTGTGTCATGTGAAATCCACGTCCAGCAACCCATGCTCAAGCATGGCCTCCTCCAGCCTCGCAGACACTCCCGTTCCGATCCGATCCAGCGCATCGTAAGCCTGCTTCCGGTATTCCGGTATCGCACTTAGGCGGCACTTAAGATCAGCGCGTAGAGAGTGCATCCCGATAGGCTGCCCGAAGTAGCTGCGCACTAGCCCTGCATAGCCTCGGCGAGAGTGCATCCCGGTAGGCAGCGCAGCGATCACCGCGACAGTCAGCGCCTCCGCCACGGCGTTTGACATCATCACGCGCGAACGCTGCTCCTCCCGCAACTCTGCGCGCACAATCACGTCGCGGCAATCCAGCGCGTGGCAATACCGAGCCATAACATAGGCACGTCCGACGACCTCAGAGTCGAGGGTGCGATCCACCAGTGACCAGATGAGCGCAGCCTGCCCGCGCTTATCGAGCGCGCTCATTTCCACCTTCCCACCGCCAGCCATCATCCCGAACACCGACGACCCCTTGACTACCGGGATACTCGATACCTGCGACGCCCACCGGATGGCATGATCTACCGACCTAAACATTTACCGCCTCCCCTGTTTTGCCAATTTAACCTGCCGCCTGTGTCGGCGTGATTTTTTCTGCCGTTCGCGCTCTGCCAACCTCTTTTCGATCTCGCTACGCTTGCGCAGATAGTCTACGCAGTTTGCCGGATCGCCATAGAGCATTGATGGGAGCAAGACCATTACTTATCAGATTGCAAACAAAATGGTTCTTGACTTGAAAACCTGCATGGCTAATCTCATTTGATTGATAGGCACAATTTATGAAACAACTCCCGCTCCTTCATCCCGTTAATCCCGCCGTTGATGCGCCTCGTGATGCGCACGAAGTCGCCAGAGTCGGCCAACTCATTGAGGCCATGCCGCCCCCAGAACCATGCGGCAGATATTGCGGCATTGATGGGTGCTTCCAGCAGCTCAGGGAAGCCGATCAAGTCAAGGCCAAGCGCATCACCGGTTGACTTGTAGTTCGCTCGTCCTGTGATCTGGATCAGCCCGCGCCCCCTGAATCTAAATCCGTCTCCCTGCTCAATATTGCCAAGGTCTGCGCGGCCTTCATATTTTGCTTGCGCTGGAGTCGGCCCCCATAGCTCTTTGACGTAGGCTAAGCGGCCCGACTCATGCATGATTTG